TACCGAAGCGTTAGAAAGTGGAAGATTTGATTATTTACACGATGTGTATGATGGTGAATACGAATCTTTTGATGATTTAATCAACGATAGTGAAGACCTCCGTGATTTTATTGATAAGGTTGAATATCCATTTTTTATTGAAGAATAACTATGAAAGTTACAATTCAATCAAATATAGTTGTTTGGAAACACCCACAGGTAAAAGAACAACAAGAAATTATGTTTAATGAAATGATTAAACTACAAAAGATAATCAGAGAAAATGGTTCTGATTGCCAGATAAGTCATGTTGAATACGAATGTCCTATTGAACGCCAGGTGAGTTCGTAGTCCGTCCATACCATGTTGGAAAAGGACTACCAGCACAAAGAGGCCCCATAGCATTTCCACAATTACCTGTTCTCCACCCTCTACCCCATGAGTAAGCTGATGTAGGTAATGTTATTGCTGATTGGAATGGTGTAGCAGGGATTGGTGGAAGTTGTCCGTCATTCAAGTTTCCGTTGTTGTATTCAGGATATAATCCCGACCTGAAGATAAGATGTCTTCTTAATAGATTGTCGTTAAACTCCGCTTGTTGTTTAGCATCTGTCTTAAGATACTGAAATGTCTTGTGGTCTATATTACTACCCTGTTCTGAACGATTTTGAACCAAACCTACACTAACCCACTTAACATAGAAGTTAGTCATACCAAGATAGTATGAATAAGTAATTAAGGTAGGTTGAATATATCTATCTAATAAGTTCTTATAGTTAACATAACCTGGTGCGTTGATAGCATCTGTATGAACCAAATCTAACATAGTTTCATACAGATTTGTCCCCAAAGTTTCCTGAAGGAAGATATCTTGAGCTTGAAGGATACAGAACCTTAACTCATCTGATTGTACGTTCTCATTAATAGCCGTATAGGTTTTTAATGTGTCTTCTGATATTAATAAAACTTTATTCATTATATTATTTGGTTTTGTTCTATTACTAATGATATTTCTTGGTTGGGGTAGATAAGTTCAATAACCGGCTTTAGCTCACGATTAATGAAGTTTTGTAGAGGTTTGATACTTGTACTCATAAATAGTTTATAAGCTGTTTCTAACTGCTCTGCTGATGATGTGAACCCACCAGGATTTGGTAATCCAATTAATGAACCATCAATAATCTTATGTCCCGACATTATCTGTTTCTGAACCAATTCAAAGATTGCTGAAAAATAACCATTCTCAACATTTGATTGTATTTGGGTTATTTCAGGTTTCTGTTCGCTTTCACCATAGGATACAATTACCCTACCTGCGTTTTCTGCTCCCATATATCTATCTTCAATACCTCTTAATATTTGGTTTTGTTCGTTCTGTGAATCAGGTGCTGGTTGTGTGAAGTGAACCCATAGTGATGGTGATAAACCATTTTGGATATTTGCCAAGTTAAATACAGTAATCTCGTGGTTCAATCTAACATCGTTAATTACACTTAACCAATCAGGAACACCATAATAGTCATAACCTGATTGATAGTTCTTTATATGAATGATTTGTCTGTCTGTGAAGTTCTTTGGGTCAAACTCAGCAAACTCAACCATACCAGCTTTACGCCAGTTTAACCAATCTCTACAATAAAGATACTTCGTTACATCACCACCCATCTCTTCGGGTTTATGTAATCTAATATATCTTGAAGGGATAAGATAAAATCCTGATATACCTTCTGTTCTATCTTGTTTCCATACAACTTCCAAGAAGACATTACCTGTAGTTACAAACTCATAGTATATCTTTTTAGCAATATCGTTTAACTTTTCTTTGGTATTAATCTGATAGTCAGTTATATAACCCATACCAACAGCGTTATCTACCTTTGAACGAACACATGCGTTTTGAATTGGTGATGCGTCGTTAAGCAAATACAATTCATTAACGAATTGATTATCAACACCCCAACGAATGAATATTTCATTCTTGTTAAAAACTTCTTTAAATGAAGTTAGCGTGTTATTACTAAATGAAAGTTTATCTATTTTAATCATTATCCTTGATATATTTTAAATATGTTAGAGCCACCACTATATGAAACTATTTGGTTTTGTGGAGAACCACTCCAATTAACATTTGCCGTTCCTTCATAAACTACATTATAAGAAAGGTTTGGGTTAAGATTGGAGGTTGATGTCTGTTCGTATATCTTAACGAAGTATTGACCCGCAATCAAGTGTAAATTAACGGTATTAGCTGATGTTGAAGCGGTGAATACTTCAGGTTGGTTATAATCAACATTAATAGTGAATAAGTCGTATGATGGTGGGTAAAGAACTGCTGGTGGAACTCTATATGGTAGAAAAGTCCAATTTTGATTACTTAACTTATGACTCATAGTCCATAGATAAGTTACAGAACCTGTTAGCATCTTGTTTCTAGAACAAGTAGCCACAACATCATTTAATTCACCTCTCTGTATCTGTATCATCCTAAATTAATTGTTTTAAAAATTATGAAAATAAACCTAATTGACTTACATAAACACTATCATCTGTGATAAATAATTGGCAGATACTTTCACCTGAATAAGCTACAAATGAACCACCATTAAACTTAATTGCTCTTCCTGAAGCTGTAAATGATGTTGGAGTAAAACCACTAGGATTATTTATAATCATTCTATATGTAGCGCCTGTCTCTGTGTTACTACAAGTAATACCACCAGCACCAGTCAAGTTCATCTTTTGGGTATTACCTTTATTCCAATCTATTGTAAAGGTTGAACCTGAACCATTATTGAAATATCCATCATATGATTGTCCGTAAGCTCTTAAGTTTTCAACATGGACTGTATCATTAACGATTGGTGTTCTCGTCTTTGTTCCAATCATAGTTGAACCAGAAGTTGTCCCTGTTATAGTATTGTTATTACCAGCGATAATAACATTATTAGTTTCTGAAGAACTTATTTGATTTGATTGTCCGTTAATAATTGTTGCGTAATCAGCTGAACTTCTAATATCATTAGCATAACCTTGAATAATTGCGTTATTCTTACCAGGTGAATTACTTATTGAGTTACTTTCACCACCTACAATAACATTACCACCACAACATCCACCACCATTAATAGTATTACTTCTACCTGCGTATATACCTGAATCATTCGCATTAGTTATACTAGAACTATAACCGGCAAATATACCTGATTCAGATGAACTAGTTATAATATGATTATGGCCTCCTAAAATACCAACATAATTTGAAGAGCTGATATCATTATTACGACCAAATGAAGTAGCATAAGTACTAGTTGTAATTGAAGTTTGAAGGCCACCTATTATAATACAGGTCTCACTATTATCAATTAGACCTTGAGTTGAAGAAAAGATACCATTACTTGAACCAGCACTACCAGCTGATGAGCTTAATTGATTAGATGAACCACCTATAATAGTTGAATATGAGTTTTGGAAATTAAGAGGACCAGTTCCACCATTAATTTGGTTTCCATCACCATTAATAATAGTAGACCAAACCGCTCCATTTATATCACCATTATAAGCTCCAATAATTGTATCAAACCAACAGACATTTGTTAAGCTTGCGTTATATGAATTAAAGATAGCATTATGTCCCCCTACTTCATCAGCGGGACTTCTTAAGCTACTAATATCACAATTTTGTGAATTAATGATACTTTGTCTTTTTTGGTCTCCTGTGATATTGTTATTACCACCACCAATAATTTGATTTAAACCACTTGTATTGGAAATTGTATTACCTGTTCCTTGTATATTTAAATCGTATATACCACCAACACTTGATGGTGATAAGTAAGGTGATATGATACTATTAAGTGGTGTTCCATATCTTAATGGTGATGAATAACCTGAATACTTAAATGTTTCGGTATTCGCACTATTATTCATAATAAACCATCTATTATCAGATGGATTACCCGTGTAGGTTGTTAAAGCGCTTATTTTTATATTAGCCATAATTTTGTTTTTTTATATATCTATTTCTATGTTATCTGAGTTCTCTGTTGTAATAGCATCACTATTTTCTGTTAATAAATAGTTTGTCGCAACTACCGGTGTTGATGTCGGTGTTGGAGTAGGTGTAGCAGTTTCAGTAGGTGTTGGGGTTAAAGTAGTAGTTGTAGAAGGAGTTGGTGTTTGGGTATTAGTAGGTGTTTGGGTATTAGTAGGTGTTTGAGTAGGAGTAGGTGTTAATGTTGTAGTAGTTGAAGGTGTTGGTGTCTGTGTTGATGTATTAGTTGGTGTAGGCGTAGCAGTAGCACCTAATGTGGTAGTAGGTGTAGGTGTTACAGTATTAGTAGGAGTTTGAGTAGGTGTAGGAGTTAAAGTAGTTGTTGGTGTAATTGAAGGTGTCGGAGTATTTGTAGGAGTTATACTTGGTGTAGGTGTAGGCGTAGGTAATACTTCCGAAGCAAACGCTCCAATAAT